ATGTCAGCGAGCACAACAAACAGTAGACGAATTCTTTTCCGACGTTAGTCGGAAGGGATAGGTTCAGAATCAAGGGCGGGGGCTATTGCCTCCGCCTTTTTTTCTGTCTCCTCCGCGACCAGCTGCGTGATCCAAAATAATTTATAGTACTCATAGTCATACGAGAATCTCTTCATGTGTTTAACTGTCGCGCCTGTATGTGCGTGAAGAGGGACGCCAGCTTGCTTCATTAACATGAAGAACTGAATGTCTTCCGATACAAACTGAGCATCAGTACCACCAGAAGAATGCTCAACAAAGAATGGCTTGTCCTTACCATGAAACTCTTTCATCTTGTCGGCTGCTGATCGGTGCATCAAGAAGAATCCATAGCCAGCATAGTCACACTTGACTATGGCGTTGGGCTCAAGAGGATGTAGGTATGACATCTGATGGATGTCATCTGGATGTGCCATGAACAGGCATGGGTACGGAGACATCAACGCTTGTTCATTCTCCTTGGAAATAAAATATGTACCGCTAACGGCAGGCATCGTCTTAGCATCAGCTATATCCCAAATTTTTTTCAGCGCATCATTGGTTACATGTATGTCGCTATCTACCCACAAGATCCAATCAAAGTCTGAGGCATACCAAGTATCGAATGCTGTTTGTCGTTGACGTCCGATCTGATTACCTTGTACACGCTGGGCTCCTCTGATTGGCAAGCCCGAGGTAAGAACTGTATAGACCAAACCCTCTGCGAACTTGCCATCTACCATTCCATTGTCGCACCACGTAAGCATCATCTTCTCGCTAGCCTTGTGCATGGTTACCTCCCCAACCGCCACCTTTGAAATGAATAGAAGGCGGTGTGAATACCTTCGTTAAAGTTACGTTGCACTTGTCACACTTAGGGAACTGATCCCCATCCATGATACGCATCTCTACTACGCTATCGCATAGCGTACATTTGAAATCGAATGTTGCCATTAGTACGGTGTTGCTCCTCCCAGTTTATCGGCTATGTCTTTAATACCTTTAGCAATCAGTTGCTCAACACGTTGAGGTGAGATCTCCCAAGCTAGTGCTATCTCAGCCAACGGTTGGTCGTTAACAAACCGACAGGTAAGAATGCCCTGCATTCTTGCGTCAAGCTTCTTCATTGCTGCGTCTACATCAGCGATCATTGCTGCTAAGTTGTTACCCTCGTTGGCTAGTCGCTTGACCTTGACACCATGTACATCTGGATCGAATACTTGGTTAGCCAAGTATGCCTCATCAGTACCAGCAACTTTGATTAGGCTCTCGATTAACTCGAGGCGATAGAAGTATTCATCGCCGAGCTCATACCCTAAAGCTTTAGCTTTCTCCTTACGCGCATACCGTTCGCCAGCCCTACGTATGAATGTATGAAACGCTTTGTATCCCTGCTTCTTCTCAATAGGATCTTCACGAATAAGATAATCATTAACCTTATCCTTGCGCTTCCATGCGTACTCATTCATTGCTTGCTTAACATCTTCAAGCTCGATGAATCGGTAGTAACGTTTAGATAAATGCCAAGCAATGCCCGATGTTATCTCGTTGATCTCTTGCCATACTGGGTGGTCTCGTGTTAGCTCAGGCATACTGCCTGACCAAGTACGTATGTGCAGCAAGTAGCAGGTCGGGATCATCGCCAAGTAAACCCAGTGCTCTGTTGTGATTAGAGCAGAGCAACCCACGCACCTTACCAGTGCGGTGATCGTGATCTATATCCAGCGCACGAACTGATGGGCTAGCACCACAGATGTAGCAACCACCACCTTGTGACTCAAGCATGTCTTCGTAATCCTCTACCGTAATTCCATAAGAACGTATGCGTGATCCACGTTGTTCTTCGTAAGTTTTATTTCTGTTGCGTGGCATACTTCTTCCAGATACCACGCTCTACCATCAACGCAATGATTGCGTAGTTGGCTATGTCAATGAAGCTATCTTCGAGAGCTTCATTGTTTGGTTCAATGGAGTTGTATATAAGATTCTTTAGTCGCTCTAACTTATCGGACATACGAACCATCAACCCATTGGTCGCACCACCAGGTGCGTTCCAAATGTTAAGTGGACCGTAATCGATTTGCTTTAAGACCAAGATAGATAGAAGCTCATCATAAATATCCTGAGCATCTTCTTGGAAGTTATCGATGGTTAGTTTGTTCGTCGCCAACGGAGCACCTTTCAGTTGTTAATTGCATTAACTAAATCAGCTAATGCTTGCGCTCCTTGGTTAACAATTATACTATTGACATCGCTATCTGGAGGTAACGACACGCGGACAGCTTGAGGTATTGCATCCTGCAATCGACGTGCTAGTTCCTGCCCTGGGTTAGAGCCATCCTCTTTAGCATCGTTGTCAGTACAGATTACGACAGTACCAATGCCATCAAAACACCTACTAAAATAAGGCTTCCAAGCATTAACACCAGCAACGGCAACAGCAGGGAACCCAGCAAGAGTCGCACTAATCGCATCTATCTCTCCTTCTACTACCAACACTTGGCTAACCGCATTAAGTATTGCGCTGACGTTATATAGGTGGTGCTTCTGACCAGTAGGTATCATGTACTTAGGATCTCCGCCATCAATGCGACGGAACTTAAACCCAACTACGCCAGCCTCTGTTATGTAGGGGATAGATAGGTGATGTCTAAGTCTGTCCTCGTGACCAGGTGCTACCTCTGCCACATAACCTAGTAAAAATTTTTCGGCTCCATCAAGGATTCCACGCTGTGTTAGGTAAGCCTCTGCTGGTGAACCAGCAAGGCTGTCATGGTACTGGTGTGCTGCTTTAGTCCAGAGATCTATGAGCTTGGGGTTAGTCTTCATACTTTCTCCTGCCTGTGTGTAATGAATGGAGGTGCAGTATACACATCATTGCGAGCAGCAATCTGCATTGCTTGCTTCCATGTCGCACCACCTGCTAGTGCGCCGAGTGCGAAGCTTGACCCTGACCCTGCGCCATACAGCCCATCATCACGCAGGTAGACAGAGTAAGAGTCATCTACTTGGTAGATCGTGCCGTTGATTGCAAGTATGAATTCAAATCCAGAGTCAGCATCATCCTTGTCTGGAACCCAACCTGATTCTTTAATACATTCTCTAATGCTTGGAGCTACAGTTGTAATCATGAAGTGATACATGTCTTTAATGTTAACTGGTATAGCTGGTGGTTTCCATACATGTTGTATCACATCACATGGTTGTACATCTCCAGCACCTGCAACCAACCACTTACCCCGCTTGCTAATCTTAGTAACAATCGGATGTGAGTATGGTCTACCACCTGCAGTGGTACGTGAATCGGCTGCAAGAATGCAGCCGTTGTCTTGTTGGATACCAATGATAGTTGTCATCGAGACCTCAACCTTGGCGGTGTCCACCGCCCACTCTTCTTACTGCGACGATTGTGGACAATCGGAGTAGAAGATTCCTTGCCAATATTTTTTTCAGCCCATGACCGAGCCTCTGGGTATGCTAGATGTTCACGAGCCATGATGATCTGTATACCAGCACCACCACTGCTACATGCATAGCATACCCAGACGCCCTTCTCTGAGTTCACCGAGGCAGACTTACGAGAGTCATCGTGTACTGGACACAGGATTGACTTCTCACCTTGCGGTAAGTCCAATCCGTAATGATTGAAGACTGCTTCAAGAAACTCAGGCTGGTTCACTTAATACCAATTCCTTTCTTGATGGAACTTGTATGCCTTGCACCAAGATCCGTATCGATGTAGAACATATCCGTGTGCTTCCGTTGCTTGTTTGAACACTGACCAATGTGGTTGTCCCCACATTAGTTGCCAAGCCCCAGTCGCGGACGAACGCTTGTTCTTCGCTTCCAATCGGTAACGAGATTCTTTGTACGCTATCTTCAGCGAGCAATCTATTTCCGATTTGTTTGTAGTCAATGTGCTTATCGCATAGCGAAGCTTCTGCTTCGGCTCCATCACTGAAACTTTTTGTTCCATTGATATCACTGGCGCAATTGCTTGCGCTGGTGCTGCGACTATCATCATTGATGTTGCTACGGTCATTACCATTAACCGCATAGTTACCTCTTTTCAGTTGGTAAGTAACTGTCACCTTCTTACCTATGTCCATTGTAACCTGCCTGTTTTAGCAGATCAGCCCAGAGCCATGCGGGCATTACCGCGTATGACTCTGAGACATTTGTAGTGCCACGCTTTTTTATTAGCACCACGCCAGTCTCAGCATCAGCATGAGTCATCTCATCCGATAGCTCTTGAAGATAGCCACTGAGAGTGATCTTCTTTTCGTTCTTACATTCTATTACTACGCCGTCGATACCGTCAATGTCTCCGACATCGTCGTGCCGACCAGCACCATACGCACGTTCAGCGCATGGAAATCCATAGGAGACTAACCACTTAACTACATCACGTTCGTACTGTGAGCCTTTGCGTTTGCTTGGTGTTGTCATAAATAGTCACTCACTAATATCTGTTCGAGGGTAATGTTTCTTTTTGATCTAAGCTTTAATCTTTCTCGCGGTGTTAATCCACCCCATAAACCATGTGCCTCATGTAGTACCGCCCACTCTAAACATTCTTTTCTTATCGGACATCCAGAACAAATTTTTTTACCAAGTTCATAAACGGAAACATCTCTTTCGTTCTCTTCATTAGTGAAGAAGAATTCAACTCCGACTTCCTTGCACCGAGCTTGACTGAAGTCTGGATAATTCATTGATGAGATCCTCCATTGGTAGTAGTTGATTAGCATCCATCACTAATCGAATGCCGTAACCATAGTCATGCTTGTAATGATTTGCAAGAAATAATTCTCGTGTTACCCAACCAACTATAGTAAACTTACTATCTACATGTGGTATCTGTTTGTCACCAAAGAATTGAACCAGCACTGCATAGTCCGATACAAATAACTCTGGTGCATTAAAGATTAATTTGTCTAGCGTCGACGTCTTGACTTGTATATTTTTTCCCAGTGATGTAGATAGGTCGTGTCCATTATCGCCACTCGGCGAAATCGATCTGTCCACTTCAAGCCCAAGTCCCTTGCCACACGCCACCTCACCCAGCTGACCCATAAGGTTAACCGAATACGACGAATTGTTTTTGTCAAACTTCTTGTCAACAACTTCATATTGTTTCTTGTTCTCTCTAACTCGGTGGACAAAGCGAAGCGCGTCCATGATTTCATCTTCGGTTAATTCAATATCTATTGCCATTGGCGCATTGTTCTTGCTCGTTGTAATTCAACAGGTGAGTTATATAAAGTCATGTGGCTTGCCTCCGCTGACAGAGAGATGTAAGTCTCTGCTGTTGGGTCAGCCTTACCATGTCGGTTCTTCACTACAGCAACGCGGTAAGCGTTTGCCTGTCCGTCTAGTGCAACACTAAGAACCAACTCTGGTAACGCTGCAACCTTACCCATCAATGCTTTACGCGGAGCAGGAAAGTTAGGCTTGGACATCTTCTCGTTCTCGGATACGTGATGCAGAACGATAAATGCTGACTCGTATTCACGAGCCATGTAATGGAACGCTGACATTGCATCACGCAACGCAGTCCATTCATTGTCGCTTGTTGAAGCGACATTCATTAAGTTGTCTACAAAGATCGCTTGTGGAGCAGAGCCGTGCAGTTCTATCCAAGCTTCTATTTCTTCTTCGATATCATCTAACGAAGGCGACGGATCAAAGTTGAATCGAACATGCCCTGCACCATCAGCGAGTGCGTCTTCCAAAAGGACTGACGCCTCAGAGTCCATCATCTTCTCAACTTGTGCTACTTCTTTCTCCATAAGGATTGCCCCTGCACGAGTGGCGATTGTTCGGGAGTCAGAGTCAGCTGAGAAGTAGAGCGAAGGAACTTTAGATTGAATTGCGTACCACAGTGCAAGTAGTGTCTTGCCACCACCAGGTTGTGCTGCTATCAAATGCAATTGCGCTTGACGAAACACCACCTGTGATTGAGTAAGTTGAGGCAAGATCTCTGGGAGCATATGCCCAACAGGAGATTCAACCCCCACTACCTGCAACAGTGAACGCATTGTTACTTAGCCCAGATTGTTTCTGCTTCTACTGCACCTGGAGTGAAAGGCTTTGGTCCCTTAGCTGGATCAAACCAACCAATGTAAGCCTTGCCAGCCTTGGAAGTACCCTTCTTCTTTGCGTACTTACCTCGACCGTCTGGTAATGCTGGTGCATCTGGATGTCCATATGTCCATTCATTACCGTAGCGATCCACGATTACTTCAATTGCTGCAGCAGATGTGCCTGCTGCAATTGGAGTTGGATTGAGACCAGCATCTTGTAGCACCTGAACTGCTGCAGGTGTGGCAGCAAATGCTCCACCTGATGCACCGCCTGAGCGGTTGTTCAATGATTGCTGTAGCGCAGTAGCCGAAGCAATTGCTTCAACTGCTGCTGTTAGATTTGCGGAGAACTCACTAACACTATTACCGCGAACGGTGAATAGATCAGTTGAGTTCAACTTGCCTGTAAACGAGAACATAGATTCAGTCATCTAGTTCATCTCCTTTTCTTTTTCCCTGGATTTGTAATGGGAAATCTTTGCTACCCATCGCAGGACATTGTGCTGTAAAACTGCACATCCTGCAAGAGTCACCGACTGATGGCGGGAACCAACCTTCCCAGACGGCATGGTTCATCGAGCCAAATACGTAATCAAAATATTCCATCGACAGATGTGACAGGTCAATCAATTCATCGAGCTCGCCTTTGCGAGTCATGAAGAAGGCTCCCCACTTAGGGCGGATGCCATAGCTGCGCTCAATACCAGAAGCGTAGAGACCTGCTTGTACTGCACCGAACGGCGTCCTGGAACCTGTCTTGTAGTCCACGATCACCAAGTCTTCCCCTACTTGATAGATCGCATCAACTACCATGCGTACTGGTGTTCCCCCGAAGTGAACATCAGCAGCCCATTCAATTCCAGGACGTCCGTCGGGCATAGTTGCGATCTTCCAACCAGATTGTTTGTACCAGTTATAGTACGTCTCAACCTGCTTGAGTCCATCGCTCTGCCAGAAAGGCAGATCTTCCCCATCAGGACGTAAGGTGGTCTTACGTCCTGCAGTCTTCCACTCCGAGGAGGGAATGCCTGTCTTCTGTTCTGTCTCCAGAACAGCATCATTAAATACTTCAGCCCACTTAGTTGTCAAATCTATATTCATCGGGGTTCCAATCTGGGTGGTCTACTGGGGTGGGTGCTGTCATTGGTGATCCACATGTGGCGCAGAAAGAATCTAAGAACCACATGACTAGTTCATAATCTGAGAAGATTGCCCTGATAACTTGGATGTTGCTTCCGCAATTTATACACTCATTGCTTGGCACACCACGTTGGTCAATCCCCTGTGGACTGTTGTCGGTAGAGCTCATGGTTTAACCACTCCAACATTGAATGGACGGCGGAACCAGCAGCAAGGTATACTGCAGGCTTTTCTGGAACCATGGCTACTTTACTCAGATAGTATTTCTGAGGGCAGGACTGCCACGTAGAGAGCTGACTAAAGGATCTATGAGGAGGAAGTTCATTCATGCCAGAAGGATACCAGTCGTTACCAAGATTACTTGGAACGACACGCCTTTGTTTATTACCAGTATGGGTATAGGGTTGAGGGGTGGTGGGAGGGAAAGGCTTGCCTGATGGCAAGCCGTGGTGAAAAAGGGAAATAAAAAAAGAGGGGGACGATTAAGTCCCCCTCCTCTTCTAGCCCTACCATTCTGGTGGAGCAACTGCGAGCGCATCCAGCGTGGCTATATTGATGCACCCGACTGCTGGGATGTCATAGCGACGCTGCAACCCTTTGAGTATTTCTTGTAGGGGAGCGTCTAGCCGATCATCACCAGCAACATTAAGAGCTACACGTACTTGTGTAACCAATGGCGATCTTTCTTCTGGTTGTACTAATGATAAATATTTTTCAATCAAACTACTACTTCTTCTGTGTCGATTGTTTGCAATTGCAATGTGACGATACCGCCGAACCCGCTTGCAAAAGTGGGAGGTGCAGTCTGCTCAAATTGAATAGCACGGATAACACAGATTCTTTCTTCTCCTGAGTTGAAATCTTGGTAGAGTACTGCACCGCCATTCTGCTCAATAGACTCAAGGTATTGGATTCTCTCCCATGGGCTGGAGACTCGTATGTTTCCATTTGGATCTCTCTCTTCCTCATAGCAAAGCAAAGGTATTGTGATTGTTCGTGAACGTAGCGGTGATGGCAGAGCACGGATCTGCCATTCAGTTAACGTTGGTCCAAGTGATGATGTAGTTGTATCTCGTGAGAAGTTAAACGTAACTTGGAATACGTCA